GACACTCGCAAGTGGCTCATGGGCGCTTGGAACAAGAAGAGGTATGGCGAGGTCAAGCAGGTTGAGGTGGCCGGGTCGATCTCGATCACCGAGGCGTTGCAGCAGGCTCAGATGCGGATCGTTGAGGCTGAGGTGATGGACATCGAACCGAAGCAACTGGAGCAGTGATGCAGCGACTCAGGTACAGCCCCGAGGAGGAGCAACTGCTGATGACGCAGTTGTGGTCGCCGCAGATTGCCGACAACCCGGAGACGTTCGTACTGTTCGCGTTCCCCTGGGGGCAGAAGAACACACCCCTCGAGCGGTTCAAGGGGCCGCGTAAGTGGCAGCGCGAGGTGCTCCGTGAGATTGCCGACTTTATCCGCGACAACCGGGGACGGATCAGCGCAGATGAGATGATCGATGCGCTACGCTCGGCGGTGTCCTCTGGCCGGGGTGTGGGTAAGTCGGCGCTGGTGTCGTGGCTGATCCTGTGGATGCTGTCCACTCGGATAGGTAGCTCCGTCGTCGTATCGGCCAACAGCGAGACACAGTTGAGAACGGTCACCTGGGGTGAGTTGACTAAGTGGGCCACCATGAGCATCAACGCCCACTGGTGGGAGCCGTCGGCTACCAAGCTGGCCCCCGCTGCCTGGCTGACAGATCTGGTTGAGCGTGACCTCAAGAAGGGCACCCGGTACTGGGGCGCTGAAGGTAAGCTCTGGAGCGAGGAGAACCCAGACGCCTACGCCGGTGTCCACAACATGGACGGCATGATGGTGATCTTCGACGAGGCCAGCGGCATCCCGGACAGTATCTGGTCCGTGGCGGCGGGGTTCTTTACCGAGAACATCTTGGATCGCTACTGGCTCGCGTTCTCCAACGGTCGGCGCAACACCGGGTACTTCTACGAGGCGGTGGACGGGTCGAAACGGGAGTTTTGGAGGAGTCGTAAGATTGACGCTCGCACGGTCGAGGGCACCGACAAGTCGATCTATGACCAAATCATCGCTGAGTACGGCGAAGACTCCGACGAGGCCCGGGTCGAGGTCTATGGCGACTTCCCCAAGAGCGGCGATGACCAGTTCATCATGCCGTCAGTGGTCGAGGACGCCATGAAGCGACCCAAGTACAAAGACATGAGCGCACCCGTGGTGCTTGGCGTCGATCCGGCCCGGGGCGGCATGGACAGCACGGTCATGGTGGTGCGCCAAGGGCGTGACATCGTGGCGATCCGGCGGTTCAAGGGCGACGACACCATGACCACCGTGGGCAACGTCATCGACATGATCGAAGAGTTCAAGCCCACCTTGACGGTCATTGACGAGGGTGGCCTAGGGTATGGGATACTTGACAGATTGAACGAGCAGAGGTACAAAGTCCGTGGGGTGAACTTTGGCTGGAAGGCCAAGAACCCCGTGATGTGGGGTAACAAGCGGGCTGAGATGTGGGGCGCGATGCGGGAGTGGCTCAAAACAGCAGCACTTCCATCGGACAGACAGCTTAAAACTGACCTGACCGGCCCCATGAAGAAGCCCAACTCTGCCGGCACCATATTCTTGGAAGGGAAGAAGGAAATGAAGGCTCGAGGACTGTCATCGCCTGATGCGGCAGACGCCTTGGCCGTCACTTTTGCCTTCCCCGTGGCCCATCGGGAGTACAATTCCCGCACAGAAGTCCGCAGATCAATGGGTCAGGCGGGCGTTTCAACCTCATGGATGGGGGCGTAATGGCTAAAAAAGGCGTGTCTCTAAGCGTTGGACGGGGCGAGAAGCTGCCCGTTAGCAAGGGCGCGGGTCTGACAGCCAAGGGCCGCGAGAAGTACAACGCAGCCACCGGCTCCAACCTCAAGCCCCCCGCCCCAAGCCCCAAGACTAAGGCCGACGCTGGCCGCAAGGCTAGCTTTTGTGCCCGTATGGAGGGCGTTGTCAAGAACGCCAAAGGCGACGCCGAGCGGGCTAAGGCATCACTCAAACGCTGGAAGTGCTGATCATGGCTACAAAACCCGGACTCTACGCTAACATCCACGCCAAGCGCGAGCGCATCAAAGAAGGCTCGGGCGAGAAGATGAGGAAGCCTGGCTCGCCCGGTGCGCCGACCAAAAAAGACTTTGTGCAGTCGGCAAAGACTGCCAAGAAGGGTAAATGATGCCACTCGTCAAGTCCACCAGCAAAGAAGCCTTCCGCAAAAACATTTCTGCGGAAGTCAAGAGTGGCAAACCCGTCAAACAGGCCGTTGCGATCGCGTACAGTGTCAAACGCGCCGCAGCCAAAACCCCCTCGAAAGGCAAGAAATGAGCAAGCAACTCGAACCCATCAGCAAACTCAACGCCCGTGAGCCAAAGATGTCCGGTGGCGGGATGCCTGACCGCAACAAGGAGACTTACTCCAAGATGCCGGGCATGGGCTGCCACGGCAGCATCCCGTCGGGCACCAACGTCAAGGCAACGGTGGCTAAGGTTCTGAGCAAGATCAAGTAATCATGCCTCAAGACTACACAGGAATCGCCGCTGCTGGGGCGGTCAGCGAGGGCGGCTCGGCCAAGGACAAGAGCGACTCTGAGGTGCTCTCGACGGCCAGATCCCGCCTCGACATGGCGATTTCTGCGTTGTCTGAGTCGCGTGAGGACGAGCTTGACGACCTGCGGTTCTACGCCGGCTCGCCCGACAACCACTGGCAGTGGCCGGCTGACGTGCTGGCGACCCGTGGCGCGGTGCAGGGCCAGACGATTAACGCCAGGCCGTGCCTGACCATCAACAAGCTGCCGCAGCACGTCCATCAGGTGACCAACGAGCAGCGGCAGAACAGGCCGCAGCCCAAAGTCATCCCGGCAGACGACGGTGCTGACGTCGAGGTGGCCGAGATCTTCAACGGCATGATCCGGCACATCGAGTACATCTCGGATGCTGACGTGGCCTACGACACGGCTTGCGAGAACCAGGTGTCCTACGGCGAGGGCTACGCTCGTATTCTGACCGAGTACTGCGACGACGACACGTTCGATCAGGACATCAAGATTGGGCGCATCCGCAACAGTTTCAGCGTCTACATGGACCCGCTGATCCAAGACCCGTGCGGCTCTGACGCCCGCTGGTGCTTCATCACCGAGGACATCCCCAAGGACGAGTACGAGCGCCAGTACCCCGACGCTGCGCCTATCACCACGCTGCAAACGCTGGGCGTGGGCGACCAAGGTTTTAGTCAGTGGATGAACGAAAACACGGTGCGTATCGCCGAGTATTTCTACATCGAAAACACGAAAGAAACGCTCAATCTGTACCCCGGCAACGCCACCGCCTTCAACGGCACGCCCGAGGACAAGATGATGCGGATGCAGTTTGGCAAGCCGCTGCGCTCGCGCCCGTCTGACCGCAAGAAGGTCAAGTGGCTCAAGATCAACGGCTACGAGGTGCTGGAGCGCTCTGACTGGGCCGGCTCGCACATTCCGGTGATCCGCTGCGTGGGCAACGAGTTTGAGGTTGAAGGCCGGCTGTACGTCAGCGGCCTCGTGCGTAACGCCAAAGACGCGCAGCGCATGTACAACTACTGGACCAGCCAGGAAGCAGAGATGCTGGCGCTGGCCCCCAAGGCGCCGTTCATCGGCTACGGCGGTCAGTTCGAAGGGTACGAGATGCAGTGGAAGACTGCAAACACCCAGAACTGGCCGTACCTTGAGGTCAACCCAGACGTTACAGACGGCGCAGGCGCCGTTTTGCCGCTGCCCCAGCGTGCAGCCCCACCGCTGCCCCAGACCGGCCTCATACAGGCCAAAATGGGCGCTGCTGACGACATCAAGAGCGTCACCGGGCAGTACAACGCTTCGCTGGGTCAAACGTCCAACGAGCGGTCGGGCAGGGCTATCCTGGCCCGGCAAAAGGAGTCGGACACCGGTACCTACCACTACGTTGACAACTACGCCCGGTTCATCCGCTACATTGGGCGTCAGTTGGTCGATCTGATCCCGAAAATCTACGACACGCAGCGCATCGCCCGGATCGTTGGCGAGGACGGCGAGTCCAAGATGATCAAGATCAACCCGATGCAGCCCGAGCCGGTCAAGAAGATCCGCAACGAGCAGGGCATCGTGGTCGAGAAGATCTACAACCCCGGCGTC